CTGAGACAACACCCGTACTGCGTGTTGTTCGGCCGAGAAGTACCACTAGCAGTCAAAGCTAAATACCTAGTTCCCTTCAACCTGAGTTGGTTGATAAAGAGAGTGTCACCTGTGCATTATTATTCCTGTACCGATAAGCATAGATGAACGGCGATCACGAGTGCGACGAGGCTGGACCCGTCACCTATCTTGGCCATCATACCAGAGTCCATTGCTCTTGGTGCGGTCGAGTGGTCGTATTCTCACTTATGATGATGTTTTTGCCAACAGTCCTCGGACGTCATCATTATTCTCGAGAGGGCTATTCCATCGGGCATCCCGGGGAGATCGGTGAAGAAGGTCTCCTCTTTTGGATCGTCATCTTGTCCGCATTGTTCGCTTTGATCTGGAACCGTAACATGTGGGCTCCCACAACGAATTCCCGTTTGGCTCAGCTTCGTCGCAGGGAACTGCTACGGAATGCACGCGCCGATTTGTATGAGATGTGGGAGACAGGGCGCTTGGATGACGTGGAGAACGTCAACGAGTTGCTCGAGTTCGAGGGCGAGGATCCGATAAATCCTGGGATTCTCGAGGAAGAGGCTTTAGGTTGGGCAAAGCAGCAGATTGAGCTGTTGCGGGATGACGCAGAGGACGAGAAGGTTGTCCGAAGCGTTGGTTTAGATACTCTGGATGACTACCAGACCGAGGCAGAGGACCTTTTTGAAGCAGCATCTCGCTTTACGGAAGGTCACTCCGTCCGACTATGGAGAAGTATGATCCTGCAGTTGCAGGATTTCAAAACTATGGATCGGGCGGAACTCCGTATGGTCGTTCAGAAACAATTCAACGGGTACGTTGTGCAGACAAGATTGCCCAACGAACAGCAGGACATTCTTTATAATGTTTGCCGCGAGTTCGTGTCCGCGCACGTGCCCAGGCCGCTGGGTTTTCGGAAGTAGGCCTCTTCTTTAGAAGAGCCTTGTGCAAGATGTCGGAGTACTCTTTGGGTAAAGAGCTTTGGCATCTACCGGGGAGTGACAACTGTATCCCCGAGGGTTGGAAGGTGGGTTACTCCCTCCGTCCCAGTGTGTGCACAAGAAAGAGGGGCCATCTGCAAATCCGTTCACCTGAGCTCGATTTTGTGCTCAGAGTACACAACCGTGTGTCGCCAGACTCGGCACCCGAGCATCTTGTTGAAGGTAACAACTATGTTGAGACACCCTGTACCTGTGCGGCAGGTCTTTGTCATGCTATGGAGCATCGGCACAGACTACTGCCTAAGCAGACGGTGGTGAATGGTGAGGTTGTTACTGAGAAGCCGCGTCCCTTCAGGATTGCCCCAAGGCATCTTAAAGGATATACGGTCGAGCAGAAAAAGCTCGGCCAGCGACTTTGGAGTGTCATCAAGAACTCGGGACGTGCGCCGAAGACTCACCTTGAAAAGGCGAGAACTCATTCGGGCACGAAAAGACGGCACTACGAGAAATGCGCCACCGAGTTGGAGGTGCATCCCCTCACCTCGGCCGAGCGAGGTCGCGTTTTCCATGATGGAAGCGTTAAATGGGGGGAGTTGTCGGCCAGACCGCGGGCATTGCTGGTACAGAGCGTGCGCGCGAAGGGGGTCGGTGAGGTGAAACAGGGTGAGCTGCTCAGGGCTCCGATTCTTGTCGAGGGTGTGTATCGGGATTTGGAGGAGGATGCTTTGCATAAGTACATGCACTCACGTGGTCATCACTACGTGGCGTCTGGCATGTCTTTGCATAAGCGAGCACGGAAGATCCGGGAGATGGTGTCTCCCGGGGACGTGGTCCTTTCCATTGACCTTGCATCTTTTGACGGGTCCATCGGGGAAACCGGGGTGGTGGAGAGGAATGATTTTCTTGAGAATGCTGAGAAGCTGTTTGGGGAAGACAGGCAGCTTAGGGTCGTTATCGAGACGCAGAACCGTTGCACGGTGCAGGCAGGGCCGCTCCGTGCGCAGCTGTACGGTAACAGGGGATCCGGCACTGCCGGCACCTCAACAGGAAACAAGAAAATCGTCCTCGCCGCGCTGTTTTATTCTCTCGGTCCCGCTGCTAGGGGGCACAATGCAGTGAAGTTGTTTTGTGATGGTGATGACACGCTCATCATTGTTCCTAGGGAATTCCAGGGTGACAGATGGTATCGATCTTGGTGCCGTCGTATGACCGAGCTTGGACTTGAGATGAAACTCGAGCAGGTTCTGGTCGACACCCCGGAGAACCCCGTGACCGATGATATCCGCTTTTGCCGCGCGGGCATAGTGGAGACATCGCGGGGGCCGTTTTTGTGCAAGATCCCCACCGATGCCCTGAAAGTAGCGACGAACTTCCGTCGTCACTTCAGAGGCAGCAGGTTTAGGGATTATTGTCAAACGCTCTCGGTATCGTATAAAGGAACATTTGGTGATGTCCCCGTCCTCTGTGAATTGTCAGGTTTGTTTGACATAGGAGGACGGGTTGACAGGGGTCTGTTGGAGAGTTCGGGCTTGGAGTACATGATGGGGAAAACATGTACCGAGGCCGGACAAATCTCTTACAAACACCGTGTCTCGTACTGGAGGACCTGGGGTGTCACCCCAGAGATGCAACTGCAATGTGAGCAGGCTCTTCGCGAACTTCGCGATCGCTTGCGTCCGCTCCTCTTGGCGGCAAATTTTTGAGCACAATAAATAGGGCTTCGGCTCGGCGCGTGCTCAAAATCAAGACTCTTCATACCGGGTTCTGTTCGCAGGACTCACGCGCCC